ATCTGTAATTGCTTTCGTTCGCTCGTCTTTCCCTGTTCTGATGCCTCCGTCCTGATCCATGTACATCTCACATTCATAGCTTTTTGGAAATTCTATTCTGCATTTCATACATTTGATTTTGAACATTACCCCAACAGATGATTGTGATGACTTATTTGTAATGGTTAAGAACATTGCGTTTCCACCGCAGAACGGACATGGCTTCAATGTTTCGTTCATTCTTCATCCCCCCAATCTAATTTCTGACCACAATCACAATATACGGTATCCTCTTCCAATATGTCTCCACAGCAAGGACATCTCCCTATAAGACCGCCATAGCTGTCTCCGTCTTTTACCTGGGATATTGATTTCACTTTCTTCACTGTCTGCTTCTCCACTGCCGCCCGGCATTCTTCTACTGTGCCGATCGCGCGGTACTCTTCCACTTCTGCTTCCAGTTCCTCGATGTATTCATCTTTGTGGTCGCAGTTGTGGCAAATCTGTGTAGAAGTGTTTGCAAATTCGTTTTTAATATTAGGGTTGATTACTGATGTGTGCCAGCGCTGCACCTCTTCCAGTGCCTGAACCGCCATTTCCAGATCTTCCATTCCGCCTTCCCCGGCTACCTGTCCTGCCGTATGCATCCGATACTTGATTCTTTCGATTGCTTCATTCTCATTCATGGATATCCCTCCTAATCTGCCATTACCGGCAAAGCAAACGCCCACAGGCACCACGCCGATCCCGTGATCTTGATTCCGGCGATAACCGCAATGCTAACGGCAATCCACTTCACCGCTTTTTCAAAGCTCGATTTTCTGTTCTTGCGCTTCTCTCGGCATATATCGTAGCTCGGGCACTCCATGCAGCAATATGTTTTGCCGAGCTTGCATTCTTTTTCGCAACTCATTATTTTTCCTCACTCTCCTTAAACTTCATCTTGCACCACTTCCGTTCTCCGGTGCATCCCCGCGGCGTGCCGTCCGGCAAGGGCGGGCATTTATAAGCTCCACACTTCTCTCTATCTGGACACGGGACCATCTGTCCTAAACTGTCAAAGGAATATTGCTCCATGCTATTCCTCGCTTTCTGCCCGAAGCCACTTCATTGCGCACTCTTCCGTTCTTTCACACTCTCCGCAATGATTCGTAACGGTATTTCTTATACATTCTTCCGTAGGCTGACAGATAAAGTCGGAAGCTATTGGCAAAAACTCTGCCAATTCCTCGTCCGTCATGCTTCGGATCCGGTCTGCATTGGTCATGGCTTTATAATGCTTGCAGTCGCGTTCCATGTCTAAATGCGGACTATCGTTAATCTTCGGACACCACTTACCGACAATTACATCATCTTTATTTGACAGATTATATAAGTTATTGCAGTTCTTACACTTCGGCATCTTTTTTTCTCCCTTCCGTGTCTTTATCTCCAATCTATTTTTTGACCACATACATCGCAAAATGAATATCTGCCTTTATTTCTGTAGATGTCACGTATATGTTTTTTACATGCAGGGCAGTAGAATTCTTTCCGCGCATACCTAGTTGCCACTTTTCTTGGATGCTGCTTCATTTTTGTGTCCCTGCATATCTGCAATGCTTTCACAGCTTTTGTTAAAGCTTGGAGCATATCTCTATTATCTTTTTGGGCTTCTATAGCTTTTTCCAATATTTCTATGGCATCATTTATCGACATTCATTTTCCCTGCACCCTTCCGCACCGTAGCTGATACGGCACTTCCAAAAATCTCTTAAGCGAATCTCCGTTCGTTGATCGTATTCCGTTTTCATGGTTACTTCACTTTTACATCAGTTTCATTTCTGCGAATTTTAAAATCCAATCCACACTCTTCTCTCAAAATCTGTATCTGGTCTTCCCATGTGGCATAATCATCCATGATGCATTCTGCCTTTTTATTGAAGCGATCAACAAATCTTTGTATGCGGCTTTTACCAAAGTCAAACTCGTCGTGCAAAACCATTGCAGACAAAATCGTTACCGTGTCTATGGTATTTGCTTTAATCTTGCTGACGCATTCATCTATTGCATTCTTTGGTAGCGCAAGTGGTAATTTTGTTGCGCCGCGAAAGCGGCACTCTTCTTCCAGAGAGTCAATTCCATTCTCCTTTGCAATTCGCAAGGCATACGCCATTCCCTCACGCCTAAGTTCTTCATCTTTATTTCTCATGAATTAGTTCTCCTTTCTTTTTCATCTCAATCGAATCGAGTTCCAAAAAGGACTGTGCATATATCTTTGAATTCATTTTCACGATCAGAAATTTGACCATCCAATTCATCGAGCCTATTAAGTAATGCTTTCTGGTATTCTTTTTCTGTAAAATCCGTATTGCGTTTTCTTCCCCTTGTTCTTATTGGAAGTTTTACATTTTCTCCGTTTTCCAATAAAATCCCAATAATTTTGTGCCTTGGGACGTCGTTTAGTTCCGCAAGAATCTCCAACTGTTCACCTTTATGCTTTGCATGTCGGTACCTGTTGCAAATTTCGCATTCGCCCATCTCCATCATTTCTTATCACGCCCTTCCATAACATTTGTTTCCGCCAAAGTTTTTTCTAATTCATCATAGTCATAAGATCTCTGATGAAAGTTATTAAATTTGTTTTTTGATCTTGGGTTACTCTCTTTCTCCTGCTTCTCCCAACTCCTTAATGCGGCTTTCCAGTCGGTTATTATTTCTCCATTACGTTTCCAACCTATTGATTTGTAGTAATCAATAAATGATTCTGCGCTAACACCATTCTTCCTCTTACGGCAATAATCAGCCACTTCCGCCAATGACGGTATGCACGCTTCCACTTCTTTCCCCGGCGAGCTTCCTGCGCTTCTTATTGCATTCACTCCGGAAAAATTTTTTGAAGCATCAAATGTGTATGCGCCATTTCTTTTCGTATAAAGCATTGATTTTTCTTCTGCATAATTGGTTGGCTTATAACGGTCTTTTTGAATGCAGTTATGTAATTTCCAATGTTTTATGACAATAACATTAGATCCTGGAAAAGTAAGAACATAATGTTTGTCAATGAGAATTTGCAAGTCTTCCTTTGAAGCCTGGCACTCTCTTACTGTTTTATTGGAGCAGTCAACAAAACCGTCGTCATCTGCCCGTATGCATAAATGAAAAAACAACCCCTGCGCTGTGAGCGGCATGTCAAGAAAAGCATCTGACGTCACTAAATCTATGCGAAACATCCGCTTACTTGCCATAATATCTCCTTCAAGTTCCAAAAAATTATCACTTTTCTACTTCCAAAAGCTCAATGACACGCGATCCTGCATCTTCCGGTCTGCAAAAAACAAATTTCACGCCGTACTTAATCTGCATTGTCAGCATTGCTTTTCCAAGGACTTCCCCGCTTGTTGGCGGTGCCTTTGGAAGCGGTACATTCAACCACTTTCCAATGCCGTGCATGTACTTTATCTTGTTGTATCTCTCAAGCCTTGGATTGTGCCAATGAAAAACGTCTTCAATAGTTTTTATTCCATCCATGTTCTCAACCAAAACATACAGTGCTATATTGTTGTTCTGCGCCAAAATACACTCGTCTCGGAACCTTGGATGCTGTTTTCCGCAGACGTTTCCCGTAATCTCCTGCATGTCCTTCTTAGTATCTACGGCAACCTTGTAGCTTCCAATAAAGTCCATCTTCTTAACTTCCATCTTTCTTGCTGACTTTCGTCTTATAACGTCAAGAACGGTTTCTTCCGCGATAACATAATCTCCAACTGGAAGAGGTGCTCGTAGCACCTCTATGTCATTACGATCAAAATAGCGATTCTTAAGTATGTGCTGACCCTCTTTCTGACCTTTGTCCTCGATCAATAACATACATATCTCCCTTCCATTGATTTATCCGAGTCATTATTAAGTAAAAGGCAACTCTTCCTCAATTCCATCCGGAATATCCATAAAACCATCCGAATCTGTCATAGGCTGCGGTTTGTAACTTCCGTTGTCCTGCGAAGCCTGTTTGCTCTCTGCAAATTCACAGCTTTCGATCAAACACTCATTGGTGTACACCTTATTACCGTCTTTGTTGGTGTAACTTCCGGTCTGCCAGCTTCCTTCAATTACAAGCTTTGTTCCCTTTTTGCAATATTTTTCAAGGAACTCTGCTCTTTTACCAAACGCAAGGCAATTGATATAATCTGCCGTTGGCTGTCCATCCTGCTTAAATTTTCGGTCAACCGCCAGAGTAATTCTACCGATAGCTGTTGACTTCTCGCCCTGCGACCATCTTACTTCCGGGTCTTTGGTGCATCTTCCCATTAAAATCACTTTATTCATTCACTTATTCCTCGCTTCCTTAAAACGGGTAAAGGTTCATATCGACCTCTAATCCACGTTCCGCCACGTAAACATCTGATCCATATTTAACTGTTTCTTCTGTCTTTTGTTTGAATAGTGCGGGATCTCCGCTTTTATCTGATAAGTGAATTAGAACGACATTTCTTAATGCCGGGTTATCGTTAGTAGAAATAAATTTAAGTGCCGTATCAAGGCTCATGTGACCTCGTAGGCGGTGTTCGTAGTTTGGCTCGTCCCTGTCAACGAACTGCATATCATAGTTGGCTTCCACCATGATGTGATTAACACCATTAAATCTCCATCTGACGTATTCCGTGTCTGTTGCATACACAAGGCTTCCCATCTCTGGATGCGTAATGTAAAACCCAACGCACGGGCACTCTGAACCGTCTCCGTTGTTATGTAGCCATCTTCCAGACTTGTCACGGTTTTCAAATGCTCTTATGTCAAAATTTCCTTTTCTAAAACGCATTTCAGAATCTTTTATCGGCGGTCTGCATGGTTCAAAAACAGGAATGCCAGCTTGCACATATTGTAAGCTATAAAGACTATGGTCAGTATGGAAATGGGTAGTAATCACAGCCTTAATTTTCATCACATTGAAATCCAGTGCTTTCTTGACTTCCATAAAAGGCAACCCGGCTTCGATTATCAAAGCTTCCTTGTCATTCTCCAGCATGTAGCAATTACCGGATGAACCAGAACCTAAAACTTTAAGTCTCATTAAAGAACTCACTCCTCACATCAATAATCTGTCTCGTCTGTCCCAACAATGTCCTATTGTGCTTTGCTCTCTGCTCATTGTCGCAAATGAACTGTTTGCAGATTTCCGGTCGTACCGGATAGATTCTGCATTTCTCACAACTCTTGTCCGTATCAAGAAAAGGGCATGTCATATCATATGGTCGATTCACAGTAGGAAGCAGGTGCCTACACTCTTTGATATGGTTCTTACGGATATATCTGTGAATTGCATCTACTTCCTTTCTGCTCATTGGTAAAAGATTGGAACAGCAGTTACCGCATTGGCTACATTTCCCATCTCTGCAAAAGTTGTAAATATTATCTTTCATGACTTTCTGCACGGCTTCTAAGACTGACATAACTTCCATAGGCTACTCCAATTCTTCATCCGCCGGAAACTCAAATACTCCACTCAAACCCATAGTAAGTTTTTCGTCAATTCCATCTGGCGGTGTCTGCCCCATCTTTACAAGATTATGGCACATATAAGCCATTCTTAATTCTTCCATGGCTTTCTTTGCCCTTTCTTTTGAACTGTATTCAGCCATTTTAGTTCCTGCCGCCGTATAGCTGTTATGACAATAAACAGCCGCACACCAAACATCTTTATATTTCCCACATGACATAGAAAAAGAACTGATTTCATAAGGCACATCCATCGTGCCGTCCTGGCTAATAACTCTCATTTGGCTTTTCTTCCTTTCTTTTTTATTTTTCCTATTCCTTTAATAATCCTTGAAATATAGGATTGTGTAATTCCAAGTGCTTTGGATATTTCGCTTTGTGTTTTCCCTTCCACAAAAAACATAATAAAAATACGTTGTTCTCTCGGACTCAATTCCTCAAAAATCTGTTGAGCAAGCATGGAATTAACTGTATTTTCTTCATAATCCTTACGATCTGCTATCATTTCAGCATAAGAAACGCTTTCGCCATTTCCTATATCCACATTATCATCTAATGAAAATGCTGCATTTACTGATTTTTTACTTTTCCGGAATTCCATAAGCAGTTCATTTCTCACAAGTCGAAAAGCATATGTAGAAAAACATCCTTTTGAAGCATCAAAGGTGTCAATAGCCTTTAGAAGTCCAATGGAACCAATCTGAAACATATCTTCATCAAACGCTGGAATACCTAAACGTTGCATAACAAAAAAGACAATTCCGTAATTTGTAAGGAACATTTGCTCTTTGGCATACTCCGAACGGCAAGTAATCCATAGGTGCAATGCATCCTGCTTACTCAATTCAGATTTTGGAAAGTTCATAGCAACCTCCTACTTCAAGAAATCCGGCACGTCAGCATCTTCACAAATTTCTACATCTACTTTCTCCGGTGTTTCTGCCATCTTTGGCTCTTCCACAGTTTCGGCAACTTCCGGCTCAACAGGAAAATCCTCTGTGTTTGCGTTCTCTGCAATTTCTTCCTGTGTCTGCTGATAGGTCTCATCCATCTGCATAAGAGACTGTTTTGCAATAGCATTAAGGTCTTTTGGATGCTTCTTGATTGCGTTATTACGCATCTTACGAACAATCATGGATTCCGATGTATCAAGCCATGCGGCACTCATGTACGGTCTTGCAACTTCACAAGCAAGCATATCTTCAATAGTATTACAGTTTAAAAGTGTTTTCAGAATTTCATTTTTCTTTTCTGCGATAGCTTTCTTTTCTTCATCCGTAGCATCATATCTCGTTCTAGGTACAACCTTTCCACTCTTATCTTTTTTTGTTCCAAGTAAACCGAAAGTTTCATTCAACAGATTATTACGGACATGAGCAAAAAGATTTCCTTTTACGCTTTCACGCTCTGCGATCATGTACTCGATTTTTCCATCATTCATTTCAACAGGATAAACAACACGGATTACTTTCTGTGACAATCCTTTTTCTTCCCACTCCGGCGGCGTAACTTCAACGCCTCTGTGCTTCGGATATGTAAACTCATCCCCTTCTTTCACAAGCCATACTGGATATACCTTTTTAACATCAACACCAAAGTTTCGGAGAAGCGCATCGTTTCCGTCTCCTTCAATTCCCATTTCTACTTCCTTGTACCAGTTTCCGTTTGCGTCCTGCTTGCTTCTCAATTGGAAATAGCACTCTCTTGGCACAGCATTGGCGTTAAGTCTAAGGCTTGATACCTGTCCAATAACCTGTCTCAAATTAGAACCATTCAAGTTGCTCATAGCGGCTTTGTTGGATGTAACAAGGTTGTAAATCGCGCTCATAGATGCCATAGCGCACTGCTTGGAATAATCATCAAACACAAGTCCATGCTCCGCAAAATCACGCTCCATAAGTCCTGTGTACTGGTTCGCATAATAAGAAAGCTGTGTATTCATTTCCTGTTTTCCCTGTGACGCCACTTCCTGCTTCTTTGCTTCTGCCATAATTACTCACCTGTCCTTTCCTTAAATCTCGTTAAATTTCTGCACCGCATACAAATCGTTTGGAGTCTTTGCATACACATTGCCATCAACTATCACAAGGTAATCAACACCCTCTTTCTTAAGTTCTACCTTGCATGACTTACTATTTACATAAAATCTCTTTGTTTTGATAACCATATCTATTCCTCGCTTTCTTCAAATTCTTTTAACTGTTCCGCTAACTTCTTGCATTCATCCGTGACATATTCCTCCGTGCGAATGACAGCCTCATCAATCGGATATCTACTCGTTACCCTTTTCTTTAACAAATACATGTCCTTTTTACTTGGAAACAAATCTATTGCACGGTCCAAATCATCCGCGTCTCCATAGTGCGCACAGTCAAATCCGAACCACCACAAATCACTTTCAATCGGATAATCTGAATGTTCTCCACCGCCTGCGTATGTAATACCGCCGTGGCACTGAAAATATGCTTCGATGCGGATTCTCTCGTCCTCGTCAAGGCAAGCACCGATCAAAGGGAAAATTCCACTTACCGCTCTGTCTACAACATCAGATTTTTTGATTTCAAGGTGATCGCCGTAATCTTTTCCGTATAACGGATGATTCTTTGGAATACCGACATAACCGCATCTGTGCCCGACATTTCCAAATATGACAACACATTTGTAGCCTGCATGTTCAAACTCACGCTCGACAATATACCGTTTCTCCGGTTCTTCACACTTCTTCACAACTGACACCTTATCAGCACCGTAGGTGTCCACCCACTTCATATCCACCGATTCATCCGTAACTTTCAGCTTTGCGCCTTTGGCATTTAAAACCATGTCTCCGGCTTTTACATCGTCTGATGTAGCAAATATATATGACCGGCTCTGGTTTGGATATTTTGCTTTTATGTAATTCATTTTGAGACCTCCTATTCAATCAATTCCTTGTCAATAATCTGGAAATTTGCTCTATGGATATACAAAGCCTTTCCATCAATCATGAGTTTCGTTGTTTTCGGCAAATCGTTTCTGACCTCCCAATACACATCGTCTCCAGAGTATGCGCAAATCGGGACACCTAACTGGCTTTGGATTACAACTACCTGCCCTTTTCCAAAAAAGTTTTTGTACTCGTTTACAATTCCAGAAATAGCCGTATTTTCCGAAAAACTTCCTCCTGTTTTGCTCCGAATATCTGATAACTGAAACTCCGCATCAGGCATCAAGCCACTTTCAGAAAATATAATGGTGTCTCCGCAACTCTGTATCTGTTTTCCATCAATATTGATTGTCACAACAGATGATAAACTGTACTCAATTGATGAAGAACCGTCGGTAGAATCGATTTTGCTTTCTTCAATAACATTACCTGTCATTCCGATTTTTGTTCCGCTTGCCGTCAAAAATCTTTCTCCGTAGTTGTCATAAAACTGGCACTCAAACGAATTACCAACAAGCTGACCTTTAATGTCATTTATGCCGCTATCCAAAGAAGCAATATCGCATCCTGCAAGGCTTAACGTCAGCAGAACAATTGTAAAAACACGTGCAATCCTTTTTCTCATTCCGATACCTCCGCAATCTCTCCATTTTCAATCGTATACCAAGTATCCGGTTTGATAATCTCCCCATCCACCTTCACCATCTTTGCGCCGTTAAGATCCCATGCACTCTGGTTGTCTCTGTCATATGTTGGGTCATCTTCTGAACCAGTGTATTCCCAGTCTGCAAAAACAAGAAACGAGCCAATAACACCCTTGGCTTTTGATTTGTAGCCCCAAGCAACAGCTACTGCATCCTTGTATTCTGCCGAGGATGCTCCTTTGTATCCGGTTGCCGAGGATGCTCCACAGTTGCCGGTTGCCGAGGATGCTCCGTAGTCTCCGGTTGCCGAGGATGCTCCTTTGTATCCGGTTGCCGAGGATGCTCCGTAGTCTCCGGTTGCCGAGGATGCTCCACAGTTGCCGGTTGCCGAGGATGCTCCATAGTCTCCGGTTGCCGAGGATGCTCCATAGGTGCCGGTTGCCGAGGATGCTCCATAGGTGCCGGTTGCCGAGGATGCTCCATAGG